AACATTACAAAGAAACCATTTATGCGCATTCCATGATAGAAGGAATTCAAAACGTCTATCAAAGAGGCGTCGCTCTTCAGCGCCGTCTACGCTTGAGAGAGCTATATCCCGAAGGGATTGTGCCCTACATCAAGAAGTTGGAGTACGATGGAACTATCGCTAGTACCATTGGCCCCTGCGCGACAGTCGCACCGCCTGTGACTAAGTCGTTTCGTCGCAAGTATCCGCTCGAGCTTTATGATAAGCGAGAGTATACGTATGACTTTAAACACATGCTCTACATTGGAAAGATGGATGCATATTCGTTCAATACGTCTGTGCCCAAGTTTGACCCTTGGTTTAGATCTGTGTTAAAAGCACGCGCTCCTGATTTGGTTGCACATCTGGAGAACACGTATATGAGAGATCCTTGCACCCCTGAACGTATCACCCGTCACATTGCGCTTTTTGACAGGACTTGGTTAAGTAAACCAAATGATATTTTCATGCACCAAGCTGAACAGATTGTTAAAAACCTGTTCGCACCGGTAGGACAAGTTGAACCTATTGATTTCAACTACGCTGGCTGGATGGAGATCCTTCCTCATCTAGACATGACGTCTAGTCCTGGCCTCCCTCTTCGTCGTGAGTACCACACGCAGGGTGAGTGTCTCGGCCACATTTACGATAAAACTAAAAGGCTGAACCACTTCGCTAAATTTCTACCACCGCCGTCAGTTCGCGCCCCTCCATGTATGATTGGAGTTAGGCCCGGCCTGATTCGGCGCGATGAGCTTGACTCTAAGATCAAGGCTCGTGGCGTCTGGGCTTATCCGGCAGAAGTTAAAGTGATGGAGATGCGCTTTTGCGTACCTCTCATGAAACGTATGTCATCCGTGTTCGGAAAGATTCCTTATCTAACCGGACGTAACATGAACAAAGCTTTGCCCTTTTGCATTGACCATCTTCTGAATGATGGTAACTTTGGTTTTGTTACAGATGTCTCTAAATTAGATACATCCATCGGACCCGACTACATCGATTGGGCGTTTGCTTTATTAGCATCGTTCTTTCATATGGGTATCACCGCTTCATCCGTTAAACGTAACGAATCGGTTTTTGATTTCCTGAAGTATTACTTCAAACGTACTCCCATCCTCTTGCCTTCTGGACAGTTCGTCCGTAAGCAAGGTGGTGTTCCATCTGGTTCGGGTTTCACCCAACTAGTCGACACCCTGGTAACTACT